CGGCCGCTGAACACCAGCAGCGTGTGGCAGCGGTGCAGGCGCAGTGGCAGGCGGGAGCGCCTGCCCGCGCCGTGAAGCAGCAGGAGGAGCAGCAGCGCCAGCGCGCTGCGCTCCAGCTGGCCGAACGCGGGGCCGCACAGGCCCGCGAGGCGGTCGAGACCGTCAAGAACGGCCTCAGGAGGTCACAGGGCGCGCAGAGCGGCGGCACAAACGGCAAGGCCAATGCAGACACGGTTATGCGCGAACGGTTCGCGAAGGGCCGCACAAGCCGTCAGGGACAGCGCCTTACAGACAGCGCGACGAAGCAGACGCACGCCGAGGCCCGAAAGGCGGAGAAGCAGGAGCGCGCCTCGCAGCTGGCGGAAGCCGCGAAGCAGTATATCGACCTTGCCGTTCCGGCCATTGCGCAGGGTGCGGCAATGCGTATCACCGACCCGAGCGGGAAGCGCACGAAAGAACGCGCTGAAGAGTGGCAGAGATACCGCGACGGCTACGACAGCGGCCGCAGCGTGGAAACGGTGCAGGCGGAGTATGAAAAGGCGCAGGCCGACGCGGCGAGCGCCAGAGCCTACGCGAAGAATGCGCGCAGCCAGTCTGACGGTTATCAGCAGAATGGTGCGCCGACACAGTATCAGAACACGACCCGCCAGCAGAACAGCGCCAGAAATTCCGCGAAGCAGTGGGATGACGTGGCAACCGAGGCCGAAGAAAAGGCAAAGGCCCTCGCGACGGAACTCGGCTATGCAAAAACATTCTACCTGACGGATAAGTATGCAGGCCTTGCGGAAAACCCGGACTTTGCAGAAAAGTCGAAGGTCGACCCGGCCAAGCTGCGCGCCGCCGAAGAGACGGAGTCCCGCGCAGCGGTCCTGTATGCAGGCTTTGCCGACTCCGGTTCGCAGGCCACAAGGGACCCGGCTGCGGAGCTGATGACGGACGATGAGCGGAAAACATACGTCTACCTGTACAACACGCAGGGGGCAGACGCGGCCGAGCAGTATTATAACGAGATGACGGACTCCCTCGAGGCGCGGCGCGGCCAGCAGATCGCAAGCGAATGGGACAGCACGCTCGGCAGAACGGCCTACAATTTCGGTATGGGCGTCCGCCGGTGGGGGCGCGGCATCGAGCAGCTGTTTACAGATGAGGCGCTGCCGACCTACGGCGAAGATTATGCGCAGGGCATCATGAATGAAGAGGCCGGGCGCGGCGGGCGCATTCTGTACAGCGCGGCAAACAGCCTCGGCAATATGCTCCCGTCCGTCATTCTGTCTGCGGCCACGTCCGGCGCGGCGGGGGCGCTCGGCGCAAGTGCGAAGGCGGCAGAGGCTGCGGGCAAGGCTGCATCAACGGCCAGCATGTTTGCGGGCGCGAAGGGCAACGCTTACACGGAGGCCCTGCGGCAGGGTATGACCAAGGCGGAGGCCGGGACATACTCCACGCTGGTCGGCGCGTCCGAGGCGGGCCTTGAATACCTCCTCGGCGGTATCTCCAAGCTCGGCGTGAACCCCGTCGGCAAAGCGGCCGAAAAGTGGGTGTCAGATCTCGGGACCGGCTACGCGAAAGCGATCCTCGGGCCGGCCGGTAAGCTGCTCGGCAGCGCGGCCGGTGAGATCCTCGAAGAAAACATCCAGAACTATCTGGAACCGATCTTCCTGAACGCCGTGACCGGCGAAGAGGGCGAAATGCCCGGCTGGGATGAGTTCGTTGAAACGACGCTCTCCGTGCTGATTACCGTCGGCCTGATGGAAGGGCCGGGGACGGTATCCAGCATCAATACCAACATGCAGACCACGATCCCCGAGATGCAGCGCCAGTGGGTCGACTCTGCGCTTAATGTCTTCCCGGAGGGCTCTTCTGCGCGGCTTGTTGCGCAGGCACTCAGTGAGCGCCTGAACAGGGGCGATACAATTACCGCGCAGGAATTCAGGGCGGAGCTGCGGGAGCTGGGCCTCTCCGAGTCTGCAATGAACAAAATCCGCGCCGGGAAGGTCACGCTCGAAGAAGTCCAGCAGGCAATGACGGAGGCGCAGCGCGGTAAATTTACCGTTGCCGCGCCGCAGGAAGGCGCAGCAGTCTCAAGCACTGCCACAGAGGTAGCACAGGAGGCCGCACGCAAGCGCACAGCGGCCGGAAATGCCGCTCCCGTCTACATGGCTTACGGTTTCAAAGAGGACGCAGCGCGCGCAGCAGCGGCCGTGACGGCAAAGATGGAAGCGGGGGAGACGCTCACGAACGCGGAGGTCGGCGCGCTCCGGCTGAAAACGCAGCGCGGCCGCGAAGCGCTCGGCGCGATCCTCGGCATTGAGATCGACTCCCCGCAGGCGTTCCGCCGGGCCGAGCTGTTTTATCAGCAGGGCCGCGCCGCGCAGGAGTGGAACAGCGTGCATCTCGACGTCGCGACGCTCCCGGCGACACAGGAAAGCGCCGTGGCGATCCTAGGGAACGAGCAGGCGCTTGCGGCGTTTGAGATGATGCTGGAGCGGCCGGTAGAAGGCGTCTGGCAGGCCCGTGTCGAGCAGGTCATCAAGGGCCTGAAGGAGATACAGGCCGGGCGCGGGGAGAATGCGCAGACCGTCAGCGCGGCGGAGCAGCGCGCAGCATATGCAAGCCAGCTTCCGCAGATCGCGCAGCCCATTGACTGGAACGGCCCGGAAGGGGCCGGGTTCCGTGATTCTGTGCGAGCACTGTATAGGCGCGCAGGCGTTCGGGACAAAATCCCGAACACGTCAAACCTTTTTGCCGCACTCGGCAATATGCTTGCAGGGGAAACCCTGACGACGCGCCAGATCGAGGGCCTGAATCTGTCAGACCCGGCCTACCGCATGGGCCTTGAATTGGTGACCGGGCTTCACGTCGACGTCCCTGAGGGTGCAAACTGGCAGGCCCGCGGAAACGCGTTCCGCGCGGCAGAGGCCAACTATCAGGAGGCACGCCGATATACCCAGAATTCCGGCCTCCAGATGTCCACGACAATGCTGGATTCCACAGGGGCGCGCACCGCACAATTGAATAGTGACAACGCCGCAGCGAACGGGTATAATCAGAGCATCAACGAGAATGGGGGTGCTGCAAATGGATTATACGAAGAAGCTGGACGAATTTCTGGGGCAGTTCCCATACGAGAAGAATCTCGTGGAGCATTATCGCAAGGACGGAATGACGGATCAGGAAATCTGGGAGTTTCTCGAGTCGTTTTACTGAGCGAAGCGGCCAGAAAGACGTTTGAACAGCGCGGCGTTGTCCCCGCAGAGTTTTCCTCTGCGGACAACGCCGCGTTTTCTTCTGCCCTGACTGCCGCAAGGGACGCGGATGCGCGCAACGGCTGGGCGGTCACGCCGGAACCCGGCGCAGAACTGGATCAGCGCGGAGTCCGGTCTTTCCTGACCGGAAACGGCGCTTCCGGATTTGCGATCACGCCGGACGGCGATATTATCGGCGTCTTCAGCAACAAGGCGGCGGGCGCGCCGTTTGGTATGACGCAGCAGATTCTCCCGCTCGCGGTCGCTAACGGCGGTGTTTAAATGGGTTGGTACGGCGGAAGGGTTTTAAACCCGGTCGAGGGGG